CGAAGTGCTCCGCACCCGTCAAGTACGTCCTGACGGTCGGCGGTCGCCGTGTGCCCCTCGAGCCGGACCCGCACCCCGCCGGCACCCACGTACCCGTCAAGGTCGGCGGCCAGACCCGCTCCCGGGTCCTCGGCGGCGGGGAGCTGCCCGCCCAGGAACCCGCGTGGCGCGACCACCGCACCACCTGCTCCGCCGGGAAGCACGCCAGCGACCGCGCTGCCCGCCTGCGACCGAAGTGCCGCGTCTGCACGAAGCCGATGGACCCCGAGCTCGCCTACCTCGAGCAGTGGGAGACCCACCCCTCATGTGACCCCGCCCACCACACCGACGAGACGAGGACCGCGTGAGCACGACCACCCTCGACGAGCGCATCGTCCTGGAGGCCTTCGCCGGCCCCGGCGGCTGGTCAACCGGCCTGCGCATGCTCGACCAGCCCTGCCGCAGCATCGGCGTCGAGTGGGACCGCGACGCCTGCCGCACTGCCCACGCCGCCGGGCACCTGCGCGTCCGCGCCGACGTCGCCCGCTTCGACCTGACCGAGCTCGCCGCCGTCTGGCTCCTCATCATGTCGCCGCCCTGCCAGGCGTGGTCCCGGTCCGGGAAGCGCAAGGGCATCCTCGACCAGGCCGCGATCTTCCAGCACGCCCAGCGCGTCACCGGCGCCGGCCGGTGGCTGCCCTACACCGACGCCGGCCCGCTCCCAGCCGGAGAGGGCGACGGCGGCGGCACCTGGAACGACGCGCGCTCCCCGCTGGTCCTTGAGGTGCTGCGCTGGGTGCTCGCCGTCCAGCCCGCCCACATCGCTCTCGAGCAGGTCCCGGATGTCCTGCCGTTCTGGCACCTGATCGCCCGCTGGCTGCGGGGGCTCGGGTACAACGCATGGGCCGGGGCGCTGTCCGCCGAGCGGTACGGCGTCCCCCAGACCCGGGAGCGGGCGATCCTCATCGCGTCGCGCGAGCGGGCGGTCACCGCCCCGGCCGCCACGCACACGGCCTACGACAGCCGGCTCCCGGACGGCGGACGATGGCACGGCGCCGACGGCGACCTGTTCGGCGGCGGCCTCGCCCCCTGGGTGTCGATGGCCGACGCGCTGGGATGGACCCCTGCCGTCGTGGTGAACACCCGCGGGGACAGGCAGACCCCCGGCGGGAACGAGTTCAGCGCCGACCGGCCCTCCTGGGCGCTCACGGAGAAGACCCGGTCCTGGACCGTCCGGACCGGCAACAACACCACCGCGACCGACGGGTCGAAGGGGCTGCAGCGCTACGAGCGGCCTGTCGACCACCCAGCGCCGGCCCTAGACACGAACGTCGGCGCGAAGTGGCGGGTCGGGATGGGCGATGTCCGCCAGGCCAACGGGACCGTCCGCGCGACGGACGAACCCGCCGGGACCATCACCGCGTCCCTCGACAACGGCAACCACCGCTGGCTCCTGCACACCAACCGCGACCAGCGCCCTGACGGCACACGCCAGGTCATCGACCCCTCCGAGCGGCCAGCCCCGACCCTGACCGCCAAGTCGGGCGGGCAGTGGGTCTACGTCAACGGCAACCAGGCCAACGCCGGTCCGGCGCGACATCACCGAGCCTGCCCCGACGGTCATGTTCGGCGAGCGATCGAACAAGGTCGAGTGGGTGCACGAGCGTCCAGCTACCACCGTCGCGGGTGACCCGCGTATCGCCGAACCCGGCCACCGCGACCGAGAGGGCGGCCGGGCGCGGTTCGACGGCGACTCCATCCGCGTCACCGTCGAGGAAGCCGCCGTCCTGCAGAGCTTCCCGCCGGCCTACCCGTGGCAGGGCACCAAGTCCGCGCGGTTCCGCCAGGTCGGTGACGCCGTCCCCCCGCTGCTCTCCGCTCACGTCCTCGCCGCCGTCCTCGGTGTCCCCGCACCGACGCACCAAGAGGTGAGCGCCTGATGCCCCGCCACTGCCAGTGCTCGTCCACGACCCGGTGCTGCCCCGTCCTGGGCCACCCCGGGCACATCACCCCCCACCGCTGGTGCCTCAACGCCGACCTGACCCGACCCACCACGCCCACCGCGGGGCCAGCACCGAGGAGCAACCGATGACCTGGTTCAAGGTCGACGACAAGCTGCACGACCACCGCAAGCGCCGCCTCGCCGGCCTGCCTGCGATGGGCCTGTGGGCCGTCGCCGGCTCCTGGTCGGCCGACAACGACACGTACGGCTTCATCCCCGCCGACGTGGTCGGCCGCTGGGCCGGGAACGCCCGGGCGCTCGCCAAGAAGCTCGTCGATGTCGGCCTGTGGGTGCCCACCGAGCAGGACGGCGAGGCTGGGTGGCGCTTCCACGACTGGGACGACTTCCAGCCGACGAAGGCCGAGCGGGAGGCCGACAAGGCCGCCGCCCGTGAGCGGATGCGTGCCGTTCGGGCCGCCAGAGCAGGCCGGGGCTCGACCCCGGCCGAGCCTCCCGGTTCGGAACCTGTTCGGGCGAACACCGAACGAACCGGCGGCGAAGTTCGCCCTGAGTTCGTTCTGCCCCGGCCCGGCCCGGCCCGACCCGACCCGAATACCTACCTACTCACCCTCGTGTCTCGGCTGGCGGCAGGTGACGCGCGCGGAAATGCGCCGCCGCCGGCCGAGGTCATCGCTTCATGGCAGGAGACGGCAGGGCCGGACATCGAGCTCAACACCGAGGCCCGGGAGTACCTCGCCCGGTTCGGGGACCGCCCGCCCCGTGACGAGCGCGGCGCCTGGCTCGGCTGGCTCCGCAAGGCCAACGAGCGCGCGGCCACGGCCACCGACCGCGACCCGGCCACCGGCCGCCCCCTGCGCCTCGTCGCGACCTGCACGCACCCCGACTGCCTCGACGGTTGGGCGGGGGAGGACGACCAGGGCCGGCCCCGCCCGTGCCCGAGCTGCAAGCCCCGCGCCTCGGCCGTCGAGGCGTCCTGACCCGCCAGCACCACCCCGCGCCCGCCACCACCGAACGGAGCACCACCATGCCGACGCCGACCCGCAAGCGCAGGGGCGCTCAGACCCAGATGCTCGTCACCCGCTGGCTCGCCGCCCACGGCTTCCCGTACGCCACCGACGCCGGTGCTGGCCGGGGCGGCCGGGACATCATGAACGTGGTCGGCCTCGCGATCGAGGTCAAGGCGCGCCGGGACCTCTCCCTGCCGTCCTGGCTCCGGCAGGCGGTCGCCGCGGCCGGCCTCGACGTCCCGGTCGTCATCCACCGCCCCGACGGCTTCGGCCCTACCTCGCTGCCCGACTGGCCCGTCACCATGCGCCTCGCCGACTGGACGCACCTCGTCCGGCAGGCCGGCTACGGCGACCCCCTCGCGCCCCTCCCCGGGACGGACGGCGTGCCGATCACCCCCGAGCAGCTGCGCCACGCGGTCACGTTCCTCATGCAGCACTGGGAGACCATCGACGGCGACGCGAAGTACCTCGGGGACTGGATCGCCGAGATCCTCTGGCTGGGCCTGCACCAGCCGCCGAACACCGAGCCCGCCGCCGCGCCGGGCACCGAGGGCCAGGGATGAGCGCCCCCCGGTGCCCCTGCGGAGCCCCCACCGGCTCCGGCGGCTTCCTCTGCTCCGACTGCACCGGCAAGCTGCAGACCCGCCTCGAGCTGGTGCCCGACCTCCTCGAGGAGCTCGCCACCACCCAGGCCCGCCAGGGACGCGCCGACCCCGGCGGGAAGCGCACCGACGTCTCGCCGATGCCGCACCTCGTCGCCGCCGAGGCCGCCGTCACCCTGCGCCGGCTCGTCGGCCGGTCAGCCACAGCGCTCGCCGCGGCGCTCGCGGGCGAGGCGGCCGACTCCGGCCCGGGCCGCGCGCCCGCGGCCTGGCTCGCCCGCCACGTCGGCGCCGTCCGCCACCGCGACTGGGCGCCGGCCCTCGCCGTCGACCTCAAGGCCGCCAGCGATCAGGGGTGGCGCGTCATCGACCGGCCCGAGGAGCTCTGGTACGCCGGACCCTGCGGCGGCTCGATCCGGCAACCCGACGGCTTCCTCGAGTGCGGCTGGAAGCTCTGGGCCCGCCTCGATGAACCGATGATCAAGTGCCGGAACTGCCACACCACCTGGGACGTGCTCGCCCGCCGGAAGTGGCTGTCCGAGGCCGGCCGCGCCCACCTCGAGAGCGCCGGCGTCATCGCCTCCGCCGTCACGATCATGCGCCGCCGCCGGCTCCCCGCCTCCACGATCCGCAGCTGGGCCCACCGCGGCCACCTCGCCGCGATGGGCACATACGACGGCCGCACGCTCTACCGCGTCGGCGACGTCCTCGACCTGCTCGAGCAGTCCGAGCGCGACCCCGACTCCCTCGACGACACCACCCTGATCGGAGCTCCAGCGTGACCCCAACGACCCCCGATACCGCCGCCGCGCCCACCCAGCGCGCATGGTTCGACCTGGTACCCGAGAACGGGACACCGGAAGGCACCGTCGCGCAGATGGCCGCCTACGCCATCGCCCACGGCCGCGCCCACAGTGACCGCCTCCGCGTCATCTTCAACACCTACGACATCGACGACAGCCACCGGTCACAGGAACTAGACGACGCGATCCGCGCCACCAACCGCCACAACCTCTGGCCCTACACCGCCGCCTTCACCGCCGCGGCGCTGGCGAGGGGGTGGACCACCCAGGACGCCGCCGACGTGCTCGCCAACGACGCAGAAGCGTGCGACGACCTGCTTTACGAGTGGGCCAACGAAGCGGGAATTGACCCGGACAGCGTGGCGTCTGCCGACGACGTCATCACCACCGGCTACGGCGTCTCCGGCGCCGAGTGGGCACGTCTCCGCGGCGTCGAGAAGCAGCAGGTCCCGGCGTGACGCACTCCGTGCTTGATGAAGTCGGCCGTGAGCGGCTTCGGCAGGACGCGAAGTGGGGCGAGCAGAACCACCCCGACGGCACCGGGCCCGACATCCGCTGGCTCCAGCGCCACACCGCCGGCCCCCGCGCCGCCTTCCTCGCCAACCACTTCCGCGCCCGATGCCAGGCGAACGGCCCCGAGGCGGACAACTGGCGGGACATCCTGCTCGAGGAGGTCGCGGAGGCCTTCGCCGAGGACGACCCCGACCATCTCCGCGCCGAGCTGGTGCAGATCGCCGCCACCGCCGTCCAGTGGATCGAGGCCATCGACCGACGCGCAGCCTCGTGACGGCGGCCTGCCGCCGGGGCACACTGGTCCGATGGTCAGCGCTCGACGGAAGGCCGAGGACAGCCTCGCCGGGTTCCGCGCCCGCCTCGCCGCCGAGCGAGCCGACGAGGACCCGCAGGACAGGCTCCCGCGGCACTGTTGGGTCATCGACCCACCCGGCCACCTCGGCCGGTGGCCGGGCGTCGTCCTGCAGTGGCGCCGCGGTGAGGCCGGCTGGGAGGGCCGCACGGTGTACGGGGTGACCACCCTCAAGGGAGACCCGGCGGTCGTGCAGGGCTGGCTACCCGCCACGCACCTCGCGCCTGCTTGACAATGCTCTGACCTGCTGCAACAGTCTCGACTATCTAATCGCGAGAGCTGTCAGAGAGGCTCGTCACCGCTCCTCCGGTGCCGGGCCTCACTGCATGCCCGCCCAGGAGGCGTCGATGCGGGCACCGCGCCGATCCCCAGGACGCTCCGGTCCGGCATGGACCGCGCTCGCCGCTCGAGTGCGGCGCGAGGAGCGCGAGTGCGCGTACTGCAACGTCGAAGTGATCTACGACGTACCCATCGGGCACCCTCAGCGGGGAACCGTCGACCACATCATCCCGCTGGGACAGGGCGGCGCCCCCCTCGCCAGGGACAACGTCTGCTGCGCATGCCACCGCTGCAACGTGGCCAAGGGCGAGCGCACCCCTGAGCAGTGGCGTGCAGCGCAGGCCGCCGACACCAGGCAGGCACCCTCCGAAGACCCCCTCTGGACCAAGGTGTAGCGCCCATGCTGGGCACGTGAAGGCGTTCGCATGGTGGCGCGACGAGCCCACCCTCCTCGAGCAGGCCAAGGCCACCATGCTCGAAGCCGACGACCTGTTCGGGCGTCACCGTGCATGGGACGCCGAGGTGGTGCGCCTGCTGCAGAGCACGTACATCGACCCGCGTATGCAGGTGGCTGCCCCTCGCCGGCCCTGCAGGCACGAAGGGTGCGAGCACCGGGTTGACCTGCACCGTGAAGGCGCAGGACAGGGGTGCAGCGTGGACGGATGCCTCTGCCTCGACACCCCTGAGCTCGCATCACGCTCCCGTCGAGGCGACTGAGCCAAGCCCCCATCCGGCCCTCCCGGCCGAGAGTTTTTGGATCATGGACCTCCATGACCCCGCTCCCTGTCGAAGAATCTCACCGGAGCGTGACGGGGGGACCTGCATCACCTCCTGAACGACCGTGAGCGCGCTCGAAGCGCCTCAGAACCCGCCCGCTGGTACCTCGGGTACCCCTGGAGTCGCAGAGGGGCGCACATGGCTTCGCGCAAGCCCATGACGATCCGCCTCGACGACGGCGTGCACGATGCGCTGGCCGCCGAGGCCGAGGAGCACGGCCGGACCCCGGCCGCGCACGTCGCCGCCCTGGTCGAGGCCGCGCTCGGCGCCGAGACCGTCGGATTCGCCGGCTACGTCGAGGCCGAGACCCGCAAGGACATCGACGCGATGTTCACCGGGCACCCGATGGGTGACGCGCTGGCCGCCGTCGCGATCACCCTCGCCCGGACCCTCGACGACGGCGCCGGCATGGCGACCGCCGCGGTGGCGAAGCAGCTGGTCGCGACCCTCGTCGAGCTGGCGCGATACGAGGACGGGAGCACCGACGATGACGATGCTCCGGACCTCGGCGGCCCCGCGATGGGCGACGAGGAGGACGCCGAGCCGGCCTAGCCTGGGCAAGCAGGCCGCCGAGCTCACGAAGTGGGGCCTCGGCCGCGACTTCATGCCGTGGCAGCGTCAGGTCGCCGACGTTGCGCTCGAGATCGACCCGGCGACGAATCTGCCCGCGTACCGCACGGTGGTCCTCACCGTCCCGCGGCAGTCCGGGAAGTCGACGCTGCTCCTGAGCGTCTTCCTGCAGCGCTGCATGTCGACGTTCTGGTCGAGCACCAGCCGCCCGGGCGGCGCGCCGGGCCGGCAGCGGTGCCTCTACACCGCTCAGACCCAGAAGGACGCCCGCGAGAAGTGGGAAGACGACTACGTCACCGACCTCGAGGCGAGCGACAAGCTGCGCGGCAGGTTCCGGGTCTCCCGTGCGAGCGGCCGCGAGCAGATCCGGTTCACGAACGGCTCGTCGGTCGGGATCTCAGCCAGCACGGAGAAGGCCGGGCACGGCAAGGTGCTCGACCTGCCCGTCGTCGACGAGGCCTTCGCGCAGGTCGACGACCGGCTCGACCAGGCCTTCGTCCCGGCCATGTCGACGCGCCGGCAGGCGCAGCTCTGGGTCGTCTCGACCGCCGGCTCGCCGGAGTCGCTGTACCTCAAGGCGAAGGTCGACGCGGGACGGCGCCTGGTCGAGAACGAGACGACGTCGGGCCTGGCCTACTTCGAGTGGAGCGCACCCGAGGACGCCGACCCGGACGACGAGGACGCATGGGCGCGCTGCATGCCCGCCCTCGGCCACACCATCGACCTCGAGGTCGTGCGCTCGGCCCGCCTGAGCCTGAGCGCCGTCGAGTTCCGGCGGGCCTACCTGAACCAGTGGGTCGACCGGCACGCCGGCGAGCGGGTCATCCGGGCCGACGACTGGAACCGCTGCTACGACCCGGAGTCGGTCATCGACTCGAAGCTCGTGATCGCCCTCGACGTGGCCCTCGACCGGCAGATGTCCGCGGTGTCGGCCGCCGGCCGCCGCAGCGACGGCGGCACGCACATCCAGGTCGTGCGGCATGGCCACGGCACCGACTGGGTGGTGCCGTACGCCGTCGAGCTGGCGAAGTCGCGTCGCGCGGTCGCCGTGGTGCTCGACCCGTCCGGCCCGGCCGGCTCGCTGATCCCGGATCTGCTCGCCGCCGGTGTCGAGCCGGTGGTCACCACCGCCCGCGACATGGTGCAGGCGTGCGGCGCGTTCTACGACGCCGCGACGACCACGACCCTGCGGCACCGCCGACAGCCACCGCTCGAGCAGGCCCTCGCGTCCGCTCGCCGCCGCGAGCTCGGCGACGCCTGGGCGTGGGGCCGACGCCAGTCCGGCGCCGACATCACCCCCCTGGTCGCGTGCACGCTCGCGCACTGGGGAGTCGCGACCCGTGCGGCACGCACGTACGACCCGCTGCAGAGCTTCTACTGACCGGGAGGTCGACCATGATCGCCCGTGTCACCACCGGCCTCGAGGTGCTCGGCATCCTCGTGCTCACCACCGCCCTCGGCCTGGCCGTCCACCAGCGCGCCGGACTGATCTGGGCACTGGTCGCAGCTGGGCTGGCCCTGTTCGCGTGGAGCTGGGTCGTCGAGCTCGTCCGCGGTGAGCCCCGGCACCGGCCGCCCCAGCGGGGAGCCTCGTGAGCCTGTTCCGCCGCCCGAAGACCGAGACCCGGATGATGAGCGCCACCGAGGCGTTCGCGATGGGCCTCGACCAGCGGGCCCGCGACTCCTCAAGCCTGGTCCCTCTATTCGCCGCGCACCGTGTGATCATCGACGCCGTGGCGGCGACGCCGCTGCACCGCTACCGCGACCAGCCGGACGGTTCCAAGGTCCGACTCCCCTCGACGGACCTGTTCCGGGACCGCGACCGGACGGCGTTCAGCTTCAAGGCCCGGTGCGTCGCGTCGTTGCTCTACGACGGCAACGCCTTCGGGTACATCACCAGCCGCGACGCGACCGGCTGGCCGTCCGGGATGGTCTGGCTCGATCCCCGCCGGACGAAGGTCGAAGACCGCGACGGTGTGCCGGCCTACTTCTTCGATGACCGGCGCCTGAGCCTCGACGAGGTTGTGCACGTCCCCTGGATCACCGAGCCCGGCAAGCACCGCGGGATCTCCCCGCTGGCCGCCTTCAAGTCCGCGTTCGAGACCGGCGTCGCCGCGCAGCGGACGGCGTACGACTGGTTCGAGAACGGCGCGATCCCGAGCGTGCACGTCCGCAACACCGAGATGACGATCGACCCCGCCCAGAGTGACGCGCTCAAGCAGCGGTACAAGGCCTCCGTGCACGGGCGCGACGTGCTCCTGACCGGCTCCGACTGGGAGATCACGACGATCGGCGTCCCGGCCGACCAGGCGCAGTTCATCGAGACGATGAAGCTCACGGCGACGCAGGTCGCCACGATCTACGGCGTCCCGCCGGAGGAGATCGGTGGCGAGACCGGCAACTCGCTGACGTACAAGACCCTCGAGCAGACCGAGCTCCGCTTCAACGCCCGCGTAGTGCGTCCGTGGGCGACGCGCATCGAGGAGCACCTCACCGCGCAGCTGCCCCGCGGGCAGTACGCCCGCTTCAACCTCGACGCGAACGTCCGGGCCGACCTGATGTCCCGCTCGCAGGCCCACGCGATCAACCTCGGCACCGGCGTGATCACCCTCGACGAGGCCCGCCTGCTCGAGGATCGCGCCCCGCTCACCCCGGCGCAGCGCCAGCGCTGGACCGAGGACTACGGCAAGCAGCCGGCGCCCGCCGGCGACCCCGCCACGACACCGAAGGGCGGCGATGATGACGACTGAACGCCGCACCACGACCGGCACCGTCCAGCTCCGGGCGGGCACCGACGCGGGCATGGGCAAGCTCGGCGGCTACGCGCTGAAGTTCAACACCTACTCGCAGAACCTCGGCGGCTACGTCGAGTCGTGCGCCCCCGGGCTGGTCGACGAGGCCACCCTGCGCGGTGAGCGCGGCGACGTGGTCGCCCGGTACCAGCACGACGACCTGTTCCTGCTCGGCCGGCAGGTCTCCGAGACGCTCCGGCTGTCCGCGGACGGCACCGGCATCGACTACGAGGTCGACCTGCCGGAGACCGGCTACGCGCGCGACCTCGCCGCCCTGGCGAAGCGTGGCGACGTCCGGTACTCGTCGTTCGCCTTCCGAGTCCTCGAGGACGAGTGGACGTACACCGAGCAGGACTTCCCGCTCCGGGTGCTGCGCTCGATCCAGCTCGTCGACGTCGCCCCGGTGGTCAACCCCGCGTACCTCGACACCTCGACCGGTCTCCGCTCGCTCGCCGAGCAGCGGGGACTCGACCTCGCCGCGGTGACGAAGGCCGCCGAGGTGAACAAGCTCGGCGTCCTCCTGCGGGAGGGCACCGCCGCGGTCATCGACCTGAAGCCGACGGGACAGGGCGCCACCCACCCCGACGGTGACCAGTCGTTGCGCCGGATGCGTGCAGCCGTCCGTCTGCGCGCGCGACACCCCAGCACCGCCCTCTGACGGCAGGGCGACACCCACCGTCACAACCCCTGTTCCTGGCCCGCTCGGCATCACCGCTCGGGCCCCTCGTCATGCCCTGGAGGGCACGCCATGTCCGAACTGATCAAGACCCTGATCGAGCGCCGAGCGAACACCTTCCGCGGCATGCAGGAGGTGCTCGAGCGCGCCGAGTCCGAGAACCGCGACCCCTCGGTCGAGGAGCAGACCGACTTCGAGGCCCGCACCGCCGAGCTCGACCGGATCGACCAGCGGATCGAGACGCTGACCAAGGCCGCCCAGCGCGACGCCGACATCACCGCCTCGTTCCGCTCCCTGAACGAGCGCGAGCAGCAGAACCCGCGCGAGGAGGAGCGCCGCGGCGACGGCCCGGCGGTCGCCTCGCAGCTGCGGTCGATGTTCTCGGGCGAGACCCGCGGCTTCGAGATCAAGCCGTCGAAGGCGACCGACGTCGCCACCCCGGAGGCCCGCGCGCTGTCGAAGCTGACCGCCGGCGCCGGCGGCAACCTCGTCTACCCGACCTTCTACGACCGCCTGTTCGAGCACATGATCGAGACCTCGGCGATCATGTCGCGCGCCACGATCATGCGGACGGCGACCGGCGAGCCGATCGTCGACGAGTTCGAGACGCGCGACCCGCGCATCACCGCGCAGTGGCTGCGCGTGCAGGTGGTGCCGCTGCGCGACACGAACGGCGACGGCGTGG